GGTTCACTAACTTCGTACGTGAGACTACCCTCTACTCTTCCCCTGAACTCATGTCGTCCAGGCAGTGCGCGCAAGCGCTCACGTTCCGACAGTTCCGGGATGAGACTTGGCATGTTCATCCCATAGATCTCGTTCAGTACTAGCTGCTCGAGATCCGGATCTGTCCACGGCGTTATCTCAATAAAGAGATAATACGCATCGGAACTGTCCGCAGACATTGAATATCTACGGAGCAGGCTGTAGCGAGGATCCTTGAGCCACTTCGTAAAGCGCTCCGGGAAAGCCAGCCTTTTGGCTATCTCGATCGGATCCCGTCGTGGTCGGCCACACTTCCACTCATGGCCGAGGAAAGGCACTCTCTCTCCAAGCCGCGCGCGCGCGGACTTTTCGATGCTTAGAACCATCCCTAGTTCTGAAGCGACCTTGGCAACCTCGCTGAGCTCGAGGTACCAATCAGACGCAACTACGCTGTCATCCCCGAGAACTTTGTAATCGTTCTCGCTAAGCTCATGTCCAGTGAGCCTGATCCAGATATACTGGAGGATGATCAGATTAGCCACGCTGTCTACCAGCGATGTAAAGGCTGAACCTGACGGTACACCGCGGTGCACACGCCACATCGTGCCGTCTGGCAGAACAAGGCGAGAGTGAATGAAGTCGCTGATGAGTTTGTCCATAACGGACTGATCCTCATCCGACAGATCGAGGTGCGTCTTCAGAATTCCGAAGGCGTCGTCGATCAGCCTTGCAGCGATTGATGCATCGAACGCCGAGAAGTCCATGCCATACACGAACCTCCGCCGACTTTGCATTGCTGTTACCGCTGCACCGACATCCCGGTACGACTCACCGAACGCGAAGCACGGCCGTCCCACCACGCCCTCGTAACAGCGTTTCGAGTACTGCGTAGCCAGAACAGTCGTAGCCAGGGGAGCCATCCATACGAGACGACCCTTAGGTACAAGCTCCCCATGCTGAACCCGACGGCCAGCAATGAAAGGAGCGAGGGCCAGTTCCCCAGCTCGAATACGATGAACGTCCCGAAGGACTTGGTCTCGAGGGACGTCGCTGTTCTTACAGAAGTAAGGAGCGCCGCTGAAAGACTGAGGATGAACATAATTGTCCAAAACCTCAGCTGGCGAATAAGGCGTTCGCCCTCCCTCGCTTGAACCCGCATGTCGTAGGACTGCAGATACTGCACGCCCATAAACTTCGGGTCTGAAACCGTCGGTAAAGGTGCCACGTGGACCCGTACCTCGTCCGCCGGATACTGCAGCTCGCCAAGCCGGGCACTCCTCGCTCCGAGGAATTCCATCGACGGGTCGATGCTTATTGGAGGGGCTGATACCTCCAGGGGCGGTGGGAGTAGGCCTTCTCGACTTCTCTCCCGAGGCGTTAGGACTCGTGGGGCGACTTCCCCAACTTCTGCATCTTGCGCACGGCTCACGCCGTCCTGACTCCAACGTGCAGATTGATTGGAGTAGGGTGGCCGGAATACTATCTCCGTACCTGGCGAGGGCCTTGAGGATCGAGACTGGTGACCATTCACTTTTGTTGTCTCTTTCCGGGACTAGGTCGAAGCCAGCATCCTTCATCAAGATGAAGTTTTGATGGTCGACTACCAAGCCCACCCGGTTCCCGAACTTCTTGAGTTCAGCTTTTGTGCGCGCATTACCACCATACCGGCCAAGGTAGTCGATTCCTGATCGACGGGTGGCAGGCGCACGACGGTCTAGATCAAGAGGCGTGGCTAGCGTCTCTCGCCGCGATGGATCACTCATGTGACCTCCACCTGAATGAGAAGTTGCGCGCGTACGACTCCGTACGACACTTCTCCGGTCGTGGGAGAAGGAGCTAAGTCCAACGGACTCCTTTCATCAGCACTTCATCCTTGCTCAAGGAATGAATAAAACACGGTG